CGCGGCGAAATCTGGGTTATCAGCTACGCATCAATGCCCAAAACATCCTACGCAACAATGACGGCTTAAGCACATGCCCGGAATGTCACAGGTTAAAGTCGAGAAGTTCACGACAGGCACGGGGGCGACGTGGACGAAAGAGCCGTGGGCTCAGTATATCCGGCTGATATTGATTGGCGGTGGGGGCGGCGGTTCTGGCGCGGGGCAGCGTGGAACTGCATCTTCCGCCGCTGGCGGCGGCGGTGGCGGCGGTGGCGGTGGCGTTGTGGACATAACGCTTGCTGCATCTCTATTTGCGTCAACTGAAACCTATTCTGTTGCGGCTCAAGTCTCGGGCGGCGCGGGGGCTGGATTAAACACGAACGGATCAACTGGAACGCAGGGCAATAACACTACCTTCACGGTCACTAATTTAGGCAGCGCAAGTCCACTGACCGCTTTTGGCGGCGGTGGCGGGTCTAACACCTTTAACTCTACCGGCGGCGGTGGTGGTGGGGCAGGATTAAGCGGCGCGGGCGGAACTGCCTCTGGCACAGCCGCAGGCGCTGCGGGCGCAAATAATGGAACAATCGGCGGCAACGCCGGCTCCAACGCCGCTAATAGCACTTCTATTCAGGGCGGCGGATCAGGCGGAGGTTCCGCTGGACTTACCACTACGGGGACAGGCGGGTCTGCTCCATTCGGTGCTGGCGGTGGCGGTGCTGGCGGCGGACAAACGATTGGCCCGACTTACAACCCCGGCGCGGCAGGTGGCGCATCGCGAGATGTAAATGGCGGCGCTGGCGGGACTGCGTTGTCACCCAATGGCGTTGCCGGAACCGCAGGAACAGGCGGCAGGCCGGGCTCCGGTGGCGGTGGCGGCGCAAACGGCTATATCGTATCCACATCAAACACCACCGGATATCCCGGCGGCGACGGTGGCGCGCCGGGTGGTGGAGGCGGCGGCGGCGGCAGCGGAGGCACAGTTACCGGCGGCGCAGGCGGCGCGGGGGCTCGCGGTGAGATTTGGGTGATTTCCTACGAGGAAGACCCGTCGAATACGGCCGGCTTCGGCTTCTATCTTGGATAATCTTCAATCGCGAAGGGGGCGAGGATGAAGATATGCGTTTATGCGATAGCAAAGAACGAGGCGCACTTTGTTGATCGATTTGTTCAATCCGCGAAGGACGCTGATCTCATTCTTGTTGCAGACACTGGCAGCGAGGATGGGACTGTCGAGGCTTGTGAACGTCTCGGTGTGTCTGCTCCTCGTATTTGCATCTCTCCATGGCGCTTTGATCACGCTCGGAATGCTGCCCTCGCGCTGATCCCGGCTGACTTTGACGTCTGCGTCAGCCTTGATCTCGACGAGGTTTTGGAGCCCGGCTGGCGGGAAGAGATCGAGCGGGTGTGGAAGCCAGAGACGACGCGCATGCGTTACCTCTATGACTGGGGCGGCGGCCTGCAATTCAAATCTGAGAAGGTCCACGCCCGCAAGGGCTACCACTGGCATCATCCCTGCCACGAATATCCCCGTCCCGACGGACGCATCACTGAGGCCTGGGTCGAGACGGACGCCCTGCTTGTGCGCCACCTGCCCGACCCGACGAAGAGCCGGGGGCAGTATCTCGACCTTCTCGAGTTATCGGTGAAGGAAGACCCGCATTGCCCGCGCAACGCCTTCTACTACGCTCGGGAGCTTTCCTTTCACGGTAAGTGGCAGGAGGCGATTGATGCCTGCAAAAAGTATCTCGCCATGCCGGAGGCGATCTGGGCGGATGAACGCGCCTATGCCCACCGCGTAATGGGCATGTGTAACGAGCGGCTCGGAGAGGCTGGCGTCGCCGAGGCCGAATATTGGCGGGCGGCGGCAGAAGCCCCGTGGGCGCGAGAGCCGCATGTGGCGTTGGCTCAGATGTATCATGATCGCGGCAATTGGTCCTTGTGCTATGCGTCGGCGCACAGGGCAATAATGGTAAAAGAACGCAAGGCAGTATATACTGTTGATCCGAAGGCGTGGGGCGCTTTGCCTCATGATCTTTTGGCCATCGCATCGTGGCGGATGGGTTTCCGCGAAGAGGCTCTGGTCCACGGAAAAATTGCCGCGTCGCTCGATCCGGGCGATAAACGCTTACAAGAGAACCTTCTGTGGTTCCGAGGCGAAAAGGAATAAGCCGGTGCAGCCAGACTACCAGGTTCTCTTTAACATCGTGATCGGCATATTGAGCGCCATGGGCGGGTGGATGCTGAACACGATGTGGGTATCACTCAAAGATCTTCAGGCCGCAGACACGAAACTCGCCGAAAAGGTCAGCGCAATTGAGGTTCTGGTAGCTGGGCAATATGTGACACGCGACGAATTCACGGTGACGATGCAAGCGGTTTTCGCGAAGCTGGACAAGATCCAGGACACGCTGAACAACAAGGTTGATCGCTGATGGTTGACGACGTCGCCGCAGTCTGGGGAGGGCAGATCAGGCTCGGTCGTCAGCCGGCGAATAATGAGATTTTGGTCGGCAATACCGACGGCAATTTTGCGCTTGCGGCGTCTTCTTCTATCTCGCCCAGCATCCAGACGCTTCTTGACGGCATCAGCACGACACAAGGCTCAATCCTGTATCGTGGCGCTTCGGCATGGGCGGCGTTGGGGCCGGGAACGTCGGGCAATGTTCTTTCTACCAACGGCGCTGGCGCAAATCCTTCATGGATTGCGCAATCAAGCTATACGCCTGTGTGGACGGATGGCGTAAAATCAGCGGATCAATCAATAACCAGCAGCACGGTTTTAACAGACGCAACAGATATGTCTTTTTCCGTTGCGGCGAACACCTATTATTCATTTCAATTTGAACTTTTGCTTAACATTGCAGGAAGCGGAGTTAGCACGGGCGGCGGCCTTGAGGTCTCAATTACGTGCCCAACGGGAGGAACGCTTATGTTTGGCCCTCCGGGAGGGCTTTATGCCAGCGTAACGGGGAGCGGGACGAGGTTGGTTCTTGTCTCAAACACGAATTTTATCAATCCATTAACCGTTCTGTTGCTCGGCTATTTAAGCAATGGGGCGAATGCGGGAACTCTGCAATTGCAATTTAGTCAAAATTCATCAAGCGCAAATGCCTTAACGATGCGCAAAGGTTCGTGGTTCCAATACAGGACAGTCTAATATGACAAAACTCAACGCCACATCACTCACGCGCCTTCGTGGTGTAGACACCAACCTGATCGCGTTGGCCAAGAAGGCCCGCGAGATCTCACCGATCCCGTTTGAAATCACCGAAGGGATGCGGACCAAGGAGCGGCAACGCTATCTGGTCAAGACCGGTAAGAGCCGGACGATGAACAGCTACCACCTGCGCGGTAAAGCCATTGACTTCGTCGCTATGCCGAGCGGCCAGGTTTCCTGGGAACTGAAGGACTACAAGACGATCGTTGAGAAAGCCTTCAAGCCGGCGGCGAAGGCGTTGGGTTTGTCTGACAAAATCACCTACGGCATCTACTGGAAGTCGATTGTCGACGGGCCGCACGTTCAAATTGAAACGTAAGGAGAGAATGATGATCAAGAACTGGATGACGACTATCCCCGGCGTGCTTGCGCTGCTGACCGTTCTTTGGAACGCGTGGCAGACGAAGTCGGTTAATTGGGAAGACCTGCAGAGCGCCTTGGTTGCGATTGGCTTGATCGCCGCCAAGGACTGGAACGTCACCGGCGGAAGCGTCCGGCTGTGATCTCCTATGCCTTGAGCCTTATCAGCAGCCTGTTTTGGGCTGCTGGTAAGCTTTTTGAGTGGCTCTACGCGCGCCAGCTTGTCGACGCCGGGAAGACGCAGGCGGAGCTTGAGGCGCTGAGAAAGCAGGTCCAGGATGCGCAGGTCGCCGTCGCCGCTCGCGAAGCTGTTCGGGTTGATGTCGCTCGCAATCCTGACGGGGTGCCAGACGACGACCCGTTCCTTCGAGACTGATCCAGGCTTTTGCCAGACCGCGCGGGCCATTTACTACAGCCGACGCGACACGGCGCCGACTATCGCTCAAATCCGCGAACACAACGCGGTTGGCGTCGCGCTCAAATGCGGGTGGCTTCCGGCAAAAAGGGCCAAGCGATGAGCGAGGTCATCAATCTGAACGAAGGAGCCGAGATCGTGATGCTTCGGCGCGAGCTTCGGGAGTGGCGCCGGCGCAACGATCTGGCTTATCAGGAGGGCTGGGACTGGCGGGCGCGCGAGATCATTGCCCTCGAAATCAGGCGACTGAGGATGGCTATCCGGGAAAGAACCGGATCGCCGGCGTAGGACGCCCGGCCGATCCGTGATAAGATCGCCCGGAATTTGGGGTTTCGGACATGACGACAGGTCTCAGCTACGCCGGCACGGTAGCCAACACCAGAAGCTACAAGACGCAAATCGCGACCATGGCGGTGGTCGACGAGACTGACGCCAATTTCCTTGAGATCCTGCCGATGGCGATCAGCTATGCGGAAAACCGCATCTATCGCGAAGTGGACTTTCTGTTCACATCAATCGCCACGACGGCCTATTCCTGCACAATTGGATCGCGCGTCATCGCGGTCCCAAGCGGCACTTTTGTCGTTCCGGAACAAATCAACATCATCACGCCTTCGAGCATCAGCGACCCGGACCTTGGAACGCGCAATCCTCTGACGCCGACCACAAAAGAATTTCTCGACGCTGTTTACGGCGCGGCTGGCAGCCGGGCGCAGCCTCTCTATTTCGCGCCATTTGACGATTACACCTTTCTCCTCGGCCCGTATCCGGACCAGACATATACCGTCGAGCTCGTTGGCACCTATCGCCCGCAGAGCCTCGGCGACGGCACGAATGGCACGCAGACGACCACCTTTATCAGTCTCTATCTGCCAGAGCTGTTCATCATGGCGAGCATGATCTACGTCGCCGCCTAT